CTCACCAGCTTCCAATTTCTAAGTGAAGAGTGGAAAAAGAATACTGAAGAAGAACGATTATTAGGTGTTTCATTAACAGGTATTATGGATTGTAAAGTAACTAATACTCCTGATCCTAAAATGTTAGAAAGGTTAAGAGATGCAGCAAGAAAAACAAACGAAGAACTTTCTAAAGAACTTGGTATTCCTCCTTCTGCTTCTATCACTTGTGTTAAGCCTTCAGGTACAGTCAGCCAGTTGGTGGACAGTGCTAGTGGCATTCATGCTAGACACAATACTTTTTACATTAGAAGGGTTCGAATTGATAAAAAGGATCCTGTATACTCGTTCCTCAAGGAAAAAGGTTTCCCAGTGGAAGACGAAGTCTTTAGGCCAGATTCGACAGCTGTATTCTCGTTTCCGATGAAAGCACCTAAGGGAGCTATCACTAGAAATGATATGACTGCCTTAGAGCAATTAGAATTATGGTTAGTGTATCAAAGACATTGGTGTGAACATAAACCATCAGTGACTATTACAGTGACAGATAATGAGTGGCCTGAAGTGGGTGCATGGGTATGGAAATACTTTGATGAGGTTAGTGGTATTAGTTTCTTACCCCACTCAAACCATACATATCAACAAGCACCTTATGAGGATATAACAGAAGAGCAATATAAAGAATTAGCATCTAATATGCCAGGTGATATCAATTGGGAAGATCTGGTTGAAAAGGATGATAATACCGAGGGAAGCCAAACCCTAGCTTGTGTTGGCGGAACATGTGAGATATAATGCACGTTTCTATTAGGCCAATTTGTGGTGTAGGAGTAGGATTTGAGATACTTGAGGCTAAGTATATTCCTGAACTAGATGATGATGGGGTTTACTTAGTATTAGAGCTTCTCTTATTTAGAGTAGTAGTAAATTTAAACTGAGAAAAAGGAGAACTAATGAATTACAATCAAGTGCAATTAAATAAAGTGGATAATGGTTTTATTGTGAGTACAACTAAGATTGATGTATTGACACAAAAACCTGATCAGAAAGTAGCAATCTTTGCTACATTTGATGAAGTAGTTACTTACCTTAAGGGGTAGTACAAATTAGAAAGGGGCTTAAATGCCCCTTTTCTTATTCTTCTTTATATATAGTTAATGTTGCTTTACCTGCTTCTTTTAACTTCTCAAAGAATGGCTCAAAAGCAAATTTAGAGTTACCTACAAAGTCTTTACCCGCCCATGTAGTACCTAATAATATACATCCCTCAGTATCGTGAGAAGTATTACCAGTATGAATCCGTATACCTTCAAATCCAGGTACGTCTAGGACATGAGGCATAGGCCTACCAAAACGAGTAGAAATATCGATAATGACACTATAAATGCCATAAGGAATAGCTGTTTCATTCTGAACCTTTTCTCCTTCCCTTACTTTATCTTCTAAAGTAAAACAATGATAAATACCATCTATGTAAAGTTTACCGATAGTATAAGTAGTACCAAATTCAAATCTTCTAAGTTTTATATCCATTAAGTTGCCTGTGTTTGTGCTGTTAAGATACCATTAGTAAATGTCATACTACCCTGTGTCCCTAAAGCAGTTAAAGCAGCTGTAGTAATAGTAGCTGTAATACCTGTATTCTGAGTAGCCATAGTACCTAACCCTAGGTTAGTTCTAGCAGTAGAAGCACTAGCTAAGTCTGATAAATTATTTGTACGATAAGCATAAGTTGTATCTGTACCCGTTGTAGAATATGAAGTAGTATTCTGTGCTGCCATGGTTCCTAATGTAGGAGTACCTGTTAATACTGAATAAGGTATTGTAGTAGAGGCAGTCATAACACTTGAACCATTACCATAAACATAGCCTGTTAAGGTAGTAGCCCCAGTACCTCCATTAGGTACAGTAAAAGGTACTGAAGGGAAACTAGATACAGTTGCATATTGAACAGCACTTAAATGATAATATTGATTAGATATACCACCTTGAATGTCTTGTAAAGCATTATGTTGACGAGTTACAATATCTCGAAGATTAGAACCAGTAAAATCAATGCTGGACCAAGCAATAGATGCTTGCTGAACAAGTAACTGAGAAACTTTAAAAAACCAATCTCGCCAGACGAAAACATCGGTGATAGGGTTATTAGGTATTGGAGGTAATTGAACAGCCATTAGTCTTCAGACTCTTCTTTTTTTTCATAGATAAAGTCAGTGCAGTAGCCATACTTTTGAAGTTTAGGAAGTTCTTTTTCAAGTCTTTCTCCTATATCATCTCTAACGATTAAGCTATTAGGTACATTTATTTTATCAATAACTTCATAAGCTTTTTTAGATGCAGTGCATACATCATTACCAGTTCCTGTAGCCACAAGAATGTAATCCCCAGCTGAAACAATATGATCCTCAGTAACAATTTCATTACCTTTCATAATAGGAGCTTTCCCCCTCATAACTTCACATAAGTGTACATCTTCCATAATATCTTCTAAACCATAAATAGGATAACCTGTAGGGTCACGACCAGTTGATTTAGTAAATGGAAAATCAGGGATAGCTGCAACAATACCTACCGCTGTTTTATTTGTTGTTCTTAATGTATCTTTACCATTAATTAAATCTAGCATCCATGCCACTGGATCTGATTTGTGTAGGGCTGTTTGAATATTAAATAAAGGCCAACCAGGACGAGTAGTCCATTCTAAAGGTCTAGGTGATCCCTTATCATCAATAATGAATGCAAGATCAACATAACCTGTATAATTATGATAAACAAGGAAGTCTTCACATTTCTTTAAGGTTTCATTGAATAGATTAGATTCTTTAACATACTTAAGAACTGTACCCATTTCACCAGTATTTACACCAAAGTTAGAAGGCATAAGTTTCTTAAATTCAAAGTTTTCTGTAATATGATCTGTAAATCCATTACGTCCAATCCAACAACCTACAGCTACTTCAATACCAGGCACAAACTCTTGCATGATGAAAGGCATCTTACATTTACTTTTAGATTTCCATCTTTCAAGCATAAATATCATGTCTGCTGCTGATTTAGCTACATAGCTTAAAGCTTTATCTGCATCACCAGAAGGTTTAGATACATATCTTACAGGGTTATTTTTAACATACTCAATAGCATCATTATAGTCTTTAAATGTTTGAGAAGGGATGACATCCATACCAGCTTTTTTTAAGATGTCTTGACCAAAACCTCTATCTAATTCTAAATCAGATGTTAAGTCATTAGCACCTAAGATAGGATACCCTTGTTTATGGTATTTCTCTAATTCCCTCATCTGATAAGCATTATCTGATAAAACAATGATATCAGCCCAGTTCATATGTAATTGCCAGTTATAGACTCTAGGAATGAGTCCTTGACCTATTTTAGAGTCATCATGACCAGGTACTTTTCTTATCCATTGTTTGACTTCATGACCTGCTTCTTGACATCTTAAAGCAAAGTCAACAAAGGCACCTGCTGGATCAATTAGTAATACTTTCATTATTGTCCTTCTGAAGTAAATGGTTTAGATACTTGACCTGCAATAACAGGAGCTAGTCCATTAGCTATAATGTTTCTCATAAGTATTGCTCTTTTTTGAGCACCGATTGCTGCAGGTAAAGATTGAATCTTATCATAAATAGCTGTAAGTTCAGTTTGACTCATAGCTTTTGTTTCTTGTAAGATAGGTCTAAGTCTTTGCCACTCTTTAGTAATCTTCATAGGATCTAAAGTAGAAGGTTTAGTTTCATCAATAATATTATAGAAATGTTTATTGACAGCTTTAGCTAAATCCTCTTTACCAGTAGGACTTTGCATAATATTTTGAATAGCAGACTTTAATCCCATTTTAGCATCATTACCATAGATAGCTTTATTTTCAAAGCCATGTTGAACTAATGTAGGAATACTATCAAGACCTTCAGCTATCTTCTCAGCATTAACAGCTTTATCAAAATAGTTATATTTACTCATTTGAGTAATCTCACCAGTTTGAGGATTCTTATATTCAAACTTAGGTAGTTTCTCTTTCATAAAATTCTCAAAAGCTTGTCTAGTATCTGAACTAAGAACTTGATCAGTAACTCTATTAGCCTTAGGATTAAAAGGACCACCATGCTTCATGTAGTTTACAATGTCAGCATTAGCTTTTTCAGATAGGTTAGGTTTAGCACGATTTTCTAAGATTCTCTTAATACTAGCAATCTCTTCTGGTTTAGCACCAGAGGCTGTTAATTGTCTTGATAAATCAGACATATTAATTGTAAGGTTTTGAGTGTCTTTATAGATGTTTTTAACAATACTCTCAGATACTTTTTTAGCAGGATCTAATTCCATACCAAGTTTAGTAGCTTCATTAGAAAGAACTTTACGAATTGCTTCTGAATGAGCAATAGTACCCATACCTTCAAAAGTATCTTTACCAAACATAGCTTCTTTAGCAGCTAGGGTAGCTTTAATTTCAGTTGAAGACTCTGGGAAGAATTTAGATGCCCATTTAATAGCACTAGGCATTGTAAGTGCACCTAAGGGAGTAGAAGATAATTTCTTAATAGTACCATAACCACCACCAGTTAAAAGTTCAGCTGTAATAGCAGCACCTTCAGAACCACCAGATGATCTAATAGCCTCTCCAACACCAGCAGAAAAAGCACCAATAGCACCAGCTGCTAATAAAGATAATCCACCTGTTTCAGGAGCTAATCCCCAAGCCAACCCAGTACCAATAGCTCCACCAACACCAACGGGTAAGAAACTAAATTGTCTAGATTCACCTTCTTTAGATAAATAATCAGTTACTTTACTTAAACCAAGTTTTTCAGCCCCCTTAGCATAACCTTGAGTAGCTTTTTGAATCATATTTGCAGCTGTTTGTAATCCACCAAGTTGAGTTGGTTTAGTAGGAGTGGTTTGTATAGGAGTAGAAGGTTTACCACTAGTATCAGTATCAAAAGCTTTTCTAACCTCAGCTATTTGATCTTTATTCTTAATACGAGGTTCTACTACATCTTTGAAATACTGATCACGAGCAGCATTCTTTTGATCTTCAGGAAGTTTTTGGAAGTCTGGGTTTTGAGCTACTTCATCCCAAGTAGGAGCTGGTTTATAATTCTCATTGACTTTTTCAACATAGTTTTTAGTTTCAGTTGGAAGATGATCTTTCCAGTTATCACCATGTTTTTCAATAAGTTTATCTACAGCACCTGGTCCAGCATTATAGGCAGCAGCAGCCTTTTCAGGACTACCACTGTATTTGTTGTAGAGAGCTGATAAGTAATCTTTACCAAATCTCATAAATTCTTGAGGTGACTTGTCCTTCATTGGTTGAACACCAAATCCAGGATCTTTTTGAGTAGAAGGTATTACTTGAGTAGCACCTTCAGCACCTTTAGGGGATGTTAAAATATCACCAGAAGTATCATATTGCTTACCTCCTGATTCTATATTAACTACTGTTTTAAATAAGTCATCTGGTACATAACTATCAATAGTATCATCCATTATCTTTTCCAACCAAATTGTTTACCATAGTCAATTTGACCTGCTTGATTAGTACTTACTGGTTTAGTTGTATTTGTAGTTTCTTTTGGAGTCTTTTCAGCAAATGATCTACCTTGATCCCTTAACCAAGTTTGAAAACCTTTAAGGTTAGCTTTTTCAAAATGATCTTTAGCATACTCTTTGTAATCTAATACATCATTTTGGTTGAATGGAATAAGTTTATTCCAGTCTTGATATGCTCTAGCAATACCTTCTCTTTGAGCAGCATTAAATGAAGTATTTTCAGATGCACCCATTAAACCTGATTTAATAATGTTAGCTGCTTCACCAACTTTTTGTAGTTTAGTCATTTCATCTTGACCAGGTTGAGAAGTAATAGAAGCATCTAGAGCATTAATCTGAGCAGCACCACCACCTTGACCATACCCTGCAGTTTCAAGACTAGAAGCCATACGAGCTAATGGTTTCATAAGAGCTGTATAAGATTGTTTAGAAGGATCAGTAATCTTAAGACCAAGTTGTTTACCAATAGCACCAACCCATGTATTGTCTTTTAAATTACCAAACATACCCGCTTCACCTAAACCGTCATTTTTAATAGATTGATTAATAGACTTAGCAAAGCCTGAGATTTCTTCAGCCATTGTTGCTACCTGAGAATTACGGCCAACTTGATAAGCAGCTGGTTTAGTCATAGGTTGATTTAAGTTTCCAATGAGACGTTTTTCTTTATCATCTTTAGGAACAATTTCTTCACCAGATGTACCTTTAAATACATTACTGTCACTAGAACCAATAGAAGTGTTAGGAACAGATACACCTTGTTTAGATTCTCTATTAGAAATTTCAGATAGTTGATTTTTAATTTGAGATTGCTTATTAGCATCCAATAAACTCATACCATAAGTATTAGCAAACTTCTGAAGTTCAGGTGAGAAGATATCTGTACGAATTTGTTTAAGAGCTGGTTTACCAGTGTTAGGATCCATTTGAGGTTTACCATCTTGACCCATTATAGGTACTTGAATAACTGGGGGAATATTTATATTCTTAGATCTAAGTTGCATCATACCAATATCTAAACTTTGTTGATCATTAATATTTAATAATACACCAGAGACTTCTTCACGCTTTTTATCCATTAAAGCTTGATCATCTTTTCTTCTAGTATTAAGCTTAGTAATTTCTTGGTCAGCTTGATTAGCAAGCTTCATACCTAAATCAAGAGTAGCTCTATTACCTTGTAGGTTCTTAGCAAAAGTAAGTTGTGCATTAAGCTTTTGTTCTTCTTGATCATAGTTTTTTAATGTTTGACCAAGTTGTACAAAGTCTTGTTGATCTGCTTGTTTTTGATCAGTAGGTTGTTGGAATCCTTTAGGACCTTGAGCTGTATCAGGTTGTTGACCCATTTTAAAGTAGTCACCTAAAGCTGCACTAGCTTTCTTTTGGTCTTCAAGGGAAATTCTACCTTCTTCAGCTTTTTGAACTTCTTGTTGAGATTTTGCTACATCACTTTGAACTTCATACCAAGTAGGTAGAGCAGTTAATTGAGGAACAGCCATGTTTAATCCTTTATGAGAAGAATGAACCAACACCAGCAAGACCTGCTAGTAATTGTTTTTGTTGATTTGCTTGAACTAAAGATTGATTTGTAGCGGCAGTATTATAGGCATTTTGACCATATGCAGGGGCTTGTGTAGCACCTGATAAACCTGCTAAAGTACTTACATAATTATTAAACCATTGATTAGCTATATTAGAAGTAGTATCTGTAATAGCACCTAAAGTATTACCTGAAACAAGCGTACCAGCTGCTGCAGCATTTCTATTAACAGCTGTTCTACCTTGTCTTTGAGTTGATTGATAACCAGGTAAAGAATAAGCTAGATTAGGATTGTTCATTAAATCTTGTAGCTTTTGAGCATTAGCAGAACGATATGGACCAAAAGGATCTGCAGCAAGCTTAGCAGCATCAGGTGACTGTCCTTGAGGACCAAATATACCTGAATACAAGTTAGAACCTACAGAAGCAATATTAGAAATATTTTTAAGGTTGCCTAAAAAGTTACTTCCACCAGCTGCTGTAGCAGCATCAACTGCACCAGCCGTATTAGCACCAATTGTAGCAAATGGTGAAAAGCTAGATCCATACCCACCAATTGTACCACCTAAATCAACACCTACACTAGGTATACTACCTGAAGTAAGTCCTGTAATACCTCCTGATATTCCTGGTGTAAAAGAACTACCACTTCCAAGATAATCTAAAGCACCTGAAGATAAAGTAGAACCAACATCTCCTATAGCTGCAGCAGCCCCTGCTCCACTTAGACCTAAACCAAGCCCACCTAAAGCAGCATCACCAACAATACCACCCATACCAGCACCTAAAGCAGCTGCTCCTAAAGTAGCTTCTGTAGCTCCTGCGGCTCCTAGTAAAGTAGGACCAATAAGACCCATGCCTACCGCATCTACACCTTCGGCTGCTACTGCTCCTCCAATGACATCAACTGCTGCTGAAATACCCATAATTAATCCTTTATGATTTTTCCTACGATTATATCTTCATCAACATACCCCATATGATGGAGTATTCTGGTGAAATCTTTATTAAATTTAACATGCCAAAGAATCTTTGACACTCCTAAAGCTTTTAAGAACTGCTCAGAATATTGAATGAGCCTTGGACCAATCATCCCTTTACGGTAATCAGGATGTAAATATAAAAGGTCATTATTAGCATAAAAAGTAGACTTATAATGAAGATGGTTTGTAACAAAGAATATAGAATATCCTATAAGTTTACCATCATCTCTAGCAGTAATGAGATATGCAAGTTTATTAGCAATAAGAGTTTTATACCTATCCCAATCAGGATCTAATGGTATAATATCTTTATTTAATGCTATTTCTTCATAATGAAGACTTATTAAACCTTCTATTTCACTTCTAGCTTGGTCAAATCCTTCTACACCAAACTCAATCATTTTAGCTCCTAGGTTGCCCCTGGATCTACATCTACCTCACATGCTTGTAATCTAAGTGGAACATTGTCTGTGTTAAAGAACTCATAAGCTCTTCTACGGAATGAACCATTCTGATATAGAACACTTCGATTTGCATTCAAATCAACATTACGGTATTGAGACCAGTTGTTATAATCGTCATCCGTATATCTAATTCTTAAGGTTGCTCCAATTTTATCACCTACAACTTCTACTCTAGAAATAAATTTACGCTTAGTTGATTCAGCGTCTATTAGATTAGTTCTTACTCTAAATTGAATTGGACCAGCATCATCAGTATACGAATCTTCACTAATATTATACAACTTTCCATCCAAATTGTCAAGTGAATAATGTTTATTATTATAAGAAGTATAAAATACTCCATCTAAGATGTCTTCTTTACCATCAAGGTAAGAAGTCCAAATAGACCATTGTTTAGCTTTAACATCTAGCACTAAAGTCATATTATCATCTAGAAGATTAAGAATATAAAAGTAATGTCCTGAAACTTTTAATGTATATGTTCTAATATTAGCTAAACTAGAATTATTTAATATTCTTTCAATAGAAGCATCTGATACTTGACTAGGACGAACACCATCTAACATAAGTACCATTTTACCGTTATTTTTACCAACACCAATCCATAGTACAGTTTCTTCCATTTGAGCAATAGAATCACCATTAGCACAACCAAACTCTAATGTTAAAGTTGTATTAGGTAATAATGGAGAACCTGTTGGGTTAGCATTATCATAAAAGAATTGAGTAGAATATTGTTTAAATACTACAATATAGTTTAAGTGTTTGGTTACACCAACACCTAAGTCAGACTCAGCTTCAGCTGTTATATAGTCTAATGGATACCAACTTGTAGGATCATTAGAACCAGAGTTCCATAACTTACCATCTTCTGTTAAGATAAATGTATAAGAATCTAAATAAGCTACACCAGGCATAATAGCACTTGATGTAGGAAAACCATTTAATAAGCAAGTAGCTGTAGCAGCAGTACCTGCATAACTAATAGAACAAGTACCATCTGTACCAGTTCCTGAAGTAAAACTAGGGGCAGTTGTTCCAGAAGTACCTGCTGTAGTTACTGTATATAAATTACCATTAGCAGCATATTGTTGATATTGAGCATAGGGTGTAGAAGCAGTCCATTGATCCCCTATTGTAACTATTGGTGGATTAATATAACCACTACCTGAATTAATAATAACAATATCAATTACAATACCAGCATCAACAGTAGCTGTACCAGTAGCTGGACTACCTGCATAAGCTAATACAGCTGTTCCATCTGTTTGTGATCCACTAGTAAAAGTAGGGGCAGTTGAAGCAGTAGTACCAGCAGTTGTTACTGTATAAAGGTTATTACCATAAAATATTTGATCATTTATATTATAGGTAGTAGTTGCAGCCCACTGAACACCAAATACTACATTAGGGTATATTGAACCCACATAAGTAATAGTAGCACTACCATCAGTTTGAGAACCGCTAGTAAATGTTGGTGGTGTTGTACCTGTAGTACCAGAACCTGTTATTTGATATAAATTAAGTCCATAATAAACTCTAGTAGGAGCTGTATATGAATAAGACGCTGTCCATAATGGGGGTACAATATAACCACTACCACCTGTTGTTACTGTTGTAAATTGAACACCAGTAGAACTAATTTGTTTTAATGTAGTACCATCATAAGTATAAGCACTATCACCTTTTTGGATGAACATATATAAATCATTAATAGTTTTAGTAAAATAGCAAGGACTATAAGGTCCTACTAATGTACCTACTGTTGTTGTAGTAGTGCCATCTGTTTGATAGACAACATTATTAACAACTGCTATAATTTTATTCTTAAATACAAATAAACCTTGCCCTTTACCACCAGAACCAAAAGTTACTCCAGCATAAGGTAAGCCAGGTCTTTTAACAGCATACATAGTATTGCCATCTTCTTCAGCATAGCAATTAACCATTTTAGACCCTTTATTAGTTGATCCATTTCGTAGCTCAATTGGGTATACCATAGGGAGTCGTAATGTTGCCATTATTTAAACCTTGGTGCAGCCATTCTCATATCTGGTTGGAACATAGTGGAAGCATTTTCTGTATCCCAAGCAGCCAGTCTATCTTTATACATTTGTGCTTTTTGTGTAATAGTAATAGCTCTTTGATCAGGTATACCATAATCAAGAACTAATTCAGATGCTAAACCCCAACGAAGAGCTTGATACCATTCTTGTGGAAAATCAAATGTTTCATTAGATTTATTAATATCATAGATAGCTCTTTGAACAGTTAAATGTACTTCATAATTATTTGCTGTATTATCATCAGGTGTTAAGAATATCTTAAGAGTACCATAATCAACATAAGGCCAATATTGAATACTGTTAGAGGTACCTGTAGTGAATTTACTACCTAACCAGTTATACTCTTGTTGTGAGATAATAATGAGGGGTTGATCTACATAAGTATTTGATAAACTATCTACACTAATTGTAGCAGGAGTTACAAAGGTACCACCTTGTACTGTAAGAATATCTCCAACAGCATAGCTACCACCAGCCGCTTGTAAACTAATATCACTAACAATAGAACCACTATATGTTAGATTAAATGTAGCTCCAGACCCAGCTCCACCAGTAACACTTACTGGGTTAGTAGGTTGAACTGTATAACCTGTACCGCCACTAAGTAAAGATACTTTACCTACAGCATTAGTAGGGTTACTTAAGTTTCTTAAAAAAGCTTGTACAACTCTTAATGGTTTACTTTTATTTACATCATAAGCACTACTAGGACCGATAGTATAATCTGTTTGATTTGTTTTTAATGGAATAACATATTCTTCAACAGTCCACATTTTAATACCATCAATCATCCAGTCTTTAAGCATCATATTGAGTACTAATGAAGCATTTTCAATCATAGGAGCTGATGGCTGTGCTGTTTCTTCAAGAACACCTAAGCCCCTTAATGAGGCTGAGATTAAGTCATTCCTAGTAATACTAAATGTAGTGGTACCTGAAGTAGCCATAATTAATCCTGTGATGTAGTTGTTATCTTTTTGTTTTTAGCAAAGAACCTATCGTGTATTCTAACGAAGGTCCAGAATATAGTAAGTAATGCTGCAATAGGAGGTAAGAATGTAGTTATAGTTCCTAGAGCTGTTACCGCTGCTACAGCGTCTACTACATGCTTTACTGGTTCTGTTAGTTGTGAGTGATCTACCATGTTAAAGTTCTTTCGGGTCAAAGCCGTAGATAGAACAGATCTTATCTACATGTTTATAAAAGGTCTTATTATGTAATTCATATTTCTTACCTTGAAGGTACATAACCATGTGTACCATCTCATGTAAAAGTGTTTTACATATAGAGGTAAAATGACTATGACGAGCAATAGAAACTGTAATACAATGAGGCTCTGGTGAATAAGAACCACACAACTCTCTATCGTCTACTATAGTCCATTCTATCTTACTAGCTGGGGGTAATTCAAACTTGTCAAAAGGAGGGAGTTTACAAAACAATGTGTACATTGCTTTGATATACTCTTC